CCAAGCACCACTTTCAATAACATCACCAGCACGGTCTAATGCGTTCGTACTAGCTGATCCTTTGATATCTAGTCCGCCATCATCATCTTCTGATAACATCTTGAAAGAATTAGTCCAATGAAAAATTTTCTCCATAGTTAATCCTCCTTCTTAGCCTTTGCCTTTTTAGGCGCAGGTGCTGGAGTTTCTACAACTGCAACTTCTATTGGAAATCTAAATTTAGCAGCTGATAATACTCTATTCCATGAGCCATACTTCCTTCTTAAAAGGTAGTCTCTCACAGGAGCTTTCTCGTCCGCTTTATACTCGGCTAAACTTATTGTATCTACATTTTTTGCTTGCATGTAGTCTGATAAAGCCTTTAGCATCATATTTTTTGTCATAATTATTCCTCTGCGGGTGGGGTCTCTTCCGGTCTACCACCTTGCTCTGGATTCGCGGCTGATCCTGCAATATTTGCAGGAACTCGCGGTTGATCGAATCCGTCAATCGTCTCAAGTCTTAGCGCCTCCCTTGCTTCATTCGGTGTAAATATACCCGTGTTGACAAGAGTAGCGTAGTATGCCGCCTGATCTTTCAATTCAGGCTGAAGAGCAGGTGTATCGCTGACATCTTCATTCAGTTTAAAACCGAAGAACCTCTCGAAAGCATACCCCATTTTTCTAATAATAGGTAGTATGGTTTCTAAATAGTACAGACGGTGATTAGGTCTAATGTTTGCATTATTCCCGCCGTCCAATAAAATTGGTGGAATCCCCATAGCTTCTAGGATAATTCTTTCATTTGACTTAATAGCCTCTTGAAAGTCTAAATCTTTGAAGTTGACTTCTGTCAAGTTCTCCACCTCTAATCCACCATCAAGGAATAACGGTCTACGACCTCCTGATTGTGGGTTATATCTAGCTACCCAAGCCTGTAACATTCTCTCTTTAATTTTTTCTGAAAGAGTGTTGGGTGACTTAAGTACTAAACCTGGTACTGCTCCGTTCTTGAAGAAGTTATCTTGGAATCTTCTCATACTTCCAAGTAACTGCATGGTTCTCCATGCTGGCTTCAGTCTAGGAACTCCTCTATAAATAGAGTTAAAACTGTTTTCTTTAATATGTATAATCTCTTTTGGACTATACTCTGTTCCGTTATCGAATACAAACTTATCTATGTAAGTACTCTCATCTGTTTCTATTGTAACTTTATCTGCTGGTAAGTGATAAAGGTGCGCCCCATCAAAATAGACAAAAATGTTTCCGTCTATTAGTAGGTCTGTGATTAAATTTCTTTTGAATGAGCTAACGTCCTGAAAAGGATTAGGCTCTCTATTAAGTAACAAATCGAGCTTACTTCGTCTCATATTCTTGACGATATTGTTCATGCCTTTTAATTGCTCACCAACATCAAACGGTATATCCGCAGCGTCGTCCACTATCATGTTAACTGCTCGGTTTACTACCTCTAGTTGTTCGTAAGCATTACGGTAATTTGTTGCAACTTCTCTAGTACTAAGAGAACCGCCTTCTTCATTGGCGATATAAGGTTGAGAAGGATTTAACTTCTCATATTCCTCACTTGCTGAGGTTCTTCCTAATATTCTGTCATACCATGCCATATTTGTCTCTCTGTATACCCACCCATCTTTCTTGTTTCTTTGCTGTTACTACTCGAGGGCGTTTGCCGTAGATGGAGTGAAGTTTCATATGATGTTCGTGACATAATGTAACAGCAGCTTCGTAAATTTGTTCGTTGTGTTCAGTTATAAACTCTTCTCTGATACCCATAATATCTTCTGCATCAGTTATTTTAATCTTATTCTTTCTCAGCCAAATCTCTAACAACTCTGTTAGACCGTGAAAATGATGAAAGTCGAGATTCTCTGTTGCTCCACAGATAAAACATTCCGTCCCTTTATTGTATTTCGACTTAGCCTTGTCCCGAACATATTTAACTAGATCTCGTTTTAGTTCCATAACTTATTCCATTCATTAAATTATACTATCTTTCGGGTATGTTGTCAAGAACTATTTTTGTGCGGTGGTAATTAGAAGCTAGTGGCACTTGTCTCAAACGAGTACAACGCATACCGTAATGCATCAGCCATATGTGATGCCATGTTGTGTTTTGGTTTCTCTTTCAATAAATTCGGATTGGGATCCCATTGGTATTGGTCAAGGGAGATTAGAGTCTCGTGACATCTTTGGTCAACTATAAGTCTATCATTATCACAGATTGCTGCCACATGACCTATGCCGTCTAGTACGGACTTCTTTGCGTTAATAGTACTAATATCGTAGTTTTGTGCAAAGTCAAATCTTGTTTGTTGTGCTGCTGAATCTATATAGATATAGTCTATATCCCATTTATTGATGAGTTCTCTGATTTTTTCTGCGTGTTGTTCTGTTGTTTTCTCGGAGTCCATATACTCATCTAGTAAATAATATTTACCTGCGTCCCAGTCGTATGCTATTACACAGAAAGCTGTAGGGTCTTTATAACCTACGTCCATTCCTGCAAATATATCCATGCCTGTAGTATCTAATTCCGCTAAATCCTGTTGGCACTTGTCTCTTTTGAAACCCCATACTTGCCCTTCAAATACATTGAAGTCTGCCATATATTCCTGATTGAATTCGCTTTCCGACATGGTTTTCCTTGCTTCTGCGATATCTTCATCAGAGATTCTTGGGTTTTCATGATAGGTGGCTTTTACTGATGCCCACTCTGGAAACTCTCCTGAAAATCCTCTGTGCCAAAACTCCGCAAACCAATTATTCCTACCACGTGGTGTAGATATAAATATAGCTTTGGAGTTTTCTTTATCTAGTGTAGGTCGTAGTGCGACGTTGAAAGCGTCCCTTCCATCCACAAGGGCGGCTTCGTCGAAGATGATGAGGTCATAGGACCTACCAACGACTGAATCCACTTGATTAACCGAGCCCATACGTATCGTACTATGGTTCGAAAGTTCAATAACTTTATCTTTTGCATTATCTTTAATTACCTCTAACTCAAAATGTTTTATGAGTGTTCTTTGAAGGTCGAATGAAATCTGCGAGAGTGAGTAGTTAGGCGACATTAACAGAACGTTAGCGCCTGGTACTAAAGTAACTAATTGACCAATTACATTAGCAATGTATGTTTTACCTTGTCTACGTGAGACTGCCGCAGTAACAAAACGATACTTCGGATTGTTGATTGCGTTGATAATGGCTACCTGAGTAGTATTAGGCTGTATGCCTAGTAACTCCATGTAGCCATTTATCGGTAGCTTAATGAAGCGGTTTTCACTTTGAAACTCCATTAAGTTGTCTGGAAGTATGTCTTTTCTAGATATTTCTAACATTAGTGAATCGTCTCATTACTGAAAAATGAATCGACTTCATTAAGGAGACCTTGCTCCTCAACAACATTATAGAGGTACATAAAAGCAAGAGCAACATTTTTCATATCCCTCTCTTTTCTACTAAGTTCTCTTTTTCCTGCTACCATATCAAGTGCTGCTGTAAAGCTAGCTGCATTCACAATGCTCTCTTGTAGCCACAGAGTTCTACCGTCGACCTCTTTCATAATGTTACCTTCTTGTGTTAATTGGTACACCCTTAACCGTTGCGGCTGAGGCGTATATTCTATCTTCCATATCCTTAGATATGTATTCCGAAGCTCCTGCTTCTAAAGTAAATGAACCTTGCACGTTTGTTCCTGACGCACCATTCAATATTGTGATGGTGGCTTCAGCTGCGGCTAGATTCACTAGTCTTACTTCTGTCGCGAGTTCGAAGTTACTTGAAGCACCTGCTGAGGTGCCTGCTGCTGCTTCTGCTCCTATAAATCTTACTGACATTTAATTTCTCCTAACGCTTTTTGCGTCCTTTCCCTTGTTTGTACTTTATAGCTCGAAGTCTTTGCTTCGCTGCCTTTTTAGTTTTCGATAAACCGGGAGTATTGGTTATCTTCCAGCCTTTCTTTGTCTTTCTAATGGGCATTAGAATGATTTACTGACAAAAAATGCTGCTGAGTCAACAAACTCTCCATCTCTGGCTCCATCAAGAACTTCCATTCCTAATGTCCAGTTTCTCATCGATTTCGAAATTGTTAGCTGTTGGTAGTCTGAATCATCATCAAACATGCCATGTCTTAGTGATATATCGACAACTGTAATTAAAGGCATTTTAAGAGTTACCTCTTTGTATTGCTTTTCTTTGTCGTCCATATCTGTCCACATAGCGAGTTCAATCCAATTGTTCCCACCTTTTACAAACCACTCTTCAACGTGATCTATTGCTTTGTCGTCATATCTATACTGAATGACTCCTCCGTCAACATACCATGTGTCATTGAGGTTTAATCTATATCCGCCATAAAGGTCGTATTCCCAGTCTGCGTCCATTATATCAACTTGTGATACCCAAACGCCACCGTATGCTCCTTTATAGTCTAGACCGAAGTCCCCTTGGACTGCCATATTTCCCATAGTTTGACTTTCGCCTCTAAAGAAATAGTCAGACCATACTCCAACATTTCCATTAACACCAGCAAATGATGGTAATGCAATTGTAGCGAGTAGTAGTGCGAGTACTTTTTTCATTATTTTCTCCCTATTATTGTCGAGAGCAAAGCCTCGCGGTCTTTTCCACGAGGTAGTGCTGTCAACTCCTTGGTTGTGAGAAGGCGGTGCAACTTTTGACGTTGCTTAAATATGAGTATCGCAGTAGCCTTCTCAATAGCGAATATCATAGGTGGTAAAGATAATTTCTCTTCTAATCTCTTTTGTTCAGCTGTTTGCATAACAGCCTCCTTAAGTTAATCAAGTAGAGGGTTTCTATCTTTTGCCTTACCAATGTTCAATGCAAATCGGTCTAACCATTTATAAACTTTTGCCCATATCTTGTCATCTACAGGTGTGTCGGTCATCATAACGATAGCTGAACATACTGTGATAATGATAGGGATTACTTGGATTAAACCCCATATGATTTTTATCAATTCGAACATATTCTACTCTCCCAGAAGGACTGCGTCCTTCGCTTTTGCTTCTACGTTCTTTGTTGAAGTCCTGTTGGACGAACCATTCCGCCGCCCCCAAAAACTTCTGCACTAGAAGCGTAAATTCTGTGAAACTCTCTACGTTTCCACAAAATCATAACCTCGCCAGGTTGAAGTCTAACTGACCCCATCTCGCTAGGTGTTTCCGTGTTACTGTCAACTGTAGTTACAGTTTGAACAGAACTGGATTCATTTACTAATCTTACGTAGTCACTTTGGTCTCCGCAAGTTATAGCTGTTTCTTTTGTAGTGGGAAGGGCTACAGCCATCGTTCCCGGTGCAAATGCTAACATCTTATTCTCCTACCATTTAACCTTGTTCGCCCAATAAGCGGCGGACATTTTTCCTTTTGCAATATTTCTGCGGTGTCTTGCCTTAAAACTCTTACGTTTCATCTTCATTCTGCGAGACTCTCCAGCTTTAGGTTTACCTGCTGTTTTAGCTCCTTTCTGTCCAAAACGAATAGTTTTAATTCTATTACCAACTTTTGCCACAACAATGTGCGACTTCTTCTTATGACCAGGAGTTCTTTTTGGCTTATTAAATCCTTTGACTCCCGCTCTTTTCAATCGTGGGTCTCTTTTACGACCCTTAGCTTTACGTCTTCTTACGGCCACGTCTTGCTCTCCTTCTACGAACTACAGTCTTGACATTTGTTGGCTTACCGCCTACGCCCTGTCTTTTAGACCTTTTTCGTCTAACAGCCGAACGTTTTTGACTTTTGCTCATTCTTGCAGCTTTAGCTGCTGGTACACATTTCGGGTATCCTTTTCTTCCTTTCTTGGCTTTCTTTCTACCACACTTGGCATACCCTCCACCTTTCTTTGGTCTGGATATGTCTACCCACTTTTCTCCAAACCATTTGGTAAGTCCACCGGGTCTAGCCACGTCTGTATCTCCCACCTGCTTTTTTATACTCTCGTACTAGATAAGCATTTGCATATGCACTAGGATAAACTGCAAACTTTCGTTTAGTTTTTGCCTTTACTCTAGCGTATAGCTTTTTGTTAGTAGGGATATTACGTTTCTTACTAGAAGCTTTACGTCTGCGTCTTCTAGCAGCCATGGTGCTTCATACCCTTTTTCTTCTTGCCGCCTCTTTTCTTTTTCTTAGCTGGACGACCGCGTCTCTTACCGTATGTTCCTT